TACCATGCCGCTTGGTGCCTGCTGAGAATAACCATCTTCAAGCCGTTCAATGTATGGCAAGTTATTCTGGATATAGACTACCGAACCTAGCTTTGCATTTTGGGAAATAAAGATGAATGCTTTTTGAAGTGCACCCTGTCCTGACTTATCTGAGCCCTCATTCACCGAACGATCCGGTTTATCTGAGACAATCCAGTTATTACGTGCAGCACCCGTATCGACTGGCGTTGCCATAACCACACCCTGAGCTACATCAGCCGCAATATCTTTAATTAACTTCTCGGCATCTGTTTTGATGTTGAAGGAAAAGTTACTCGGTTTATTTTTCCAGGCCATTTAGAATCACCTCTACTTTCCCAAAAATAATTTCATATGCTATGGAATCGCCAGAGGTAAGTAGCTGACCACCTAAATTTTGTTTTGCACGGATAATATAGCCCTTATTAGTATCGGCAAAAATAACATGTCTGGCATCAACCCCATTTAGAAGTACCTTAGAAATCTTCTGAGATGGTTTCATTACCTCTACGTGATACACACCTTCTTCACTTAACGCCTGTGAAATCAGATTCGAATCATCAATCTCAATCATTACACTTTCCTCAGCTGGATAGTCCACGATACACCTGCCGGATCTTGCTTCTTGTGCATTAGCCGGTATTTCCCATCAAGTAACAGCCATTCATCATCAACCAATGGCTCTGTTGTGACTTCGTTCTGTAGAAGTGTGGCTTTTTTGTCTGTAGCAAGTACACCTAGAGTGATTATTTCCTGTTGATTGTATGAACCAGCGACACACCGACCTGAATATTCAAATCGGGTTTCATCATAAGTTTCTTCTACCGGGTCCCAATTACCCTTTGTAATTCGTACACAGGTAAAAGGGGTTATTGCATCAGCCAAGTCTGTATTAAAAGCTTCGGCAATATCAGCTTGGATTTCATCACGTAGGCCCATAGGCACCTCACTTAATTACTGGTGCACTAAATGCAAAACCTTTGTTTAGATAAGGAAAAAGAAGATCTTCAATAAAATCCATATCCCCTAATCTGCCCTGCTCATGACCTGCCACATAAGTCTTTTCTGACTCTACTGTGTCGGCCTTCACACGTTTTGAGGAAATAAGCCCTTCGGCTCGGTCAGCATATAGCTGTCCATTGGCTGCCAGTTTTGCTAAATAAGCACCAGCCAGCATTACATTATCTGGTATTAAATCTTGTTCAAAAGTACGCAAAGGCCTAGCACTCAGCCAGGCATTTGCTCGAATAACAGCTTGCGCTGCGTCACCATTGCCCCACCATAAAGGCCCAAGCTTTTCAGTGACGGTATCAACAGTGACGTAGTTCATGAGTTATTCCTGTTCTAATAAAGCGACTAAATCAGCCTTTTTTGCATCAGTAGGGACTTCAATTCCTTTTGCTGCAAGCTGCTCTTTGAGTTTTTCAACCGTTAGAGCATTAAGGTCGGTTGGTTGAGTGCTATCACCAGCACCTTCATTACCACCGCCATTTTTTTCCGCTTCTTTGTCTTTGCCTGAAGCACCTGAGCCAGAAGCTTTGTTTGAGCCCTTCTTCGCTTGACTACCCTGTTGAGATTTCAAAAAATCATCCCAAGTGGTTTTGTTTTCGCCTTTACCGATTCCCATTGCTTACTCCTTATTTAGTCACAATGAATGCGATTGGAACTGCCTTGCGGCTTACAACTCGTTCCCAGTTTGCAGCTAAGGCCAGATCACCCCATGAAGGTGCAAAAGCCTTTTGTTCAGTACCATTACCTGTGATGGTAGTTGCGGTAAATGAGTAGCCCAGCGGATGAATAATGAATTTACGACGAGACCATAAGGTTTCAACACCACCACCATTTGCCTGATCATCAACATAAGCCACAGTTTCAGCATTGTATGGCTGACCGTATGCATATCCGATTGCACCAGCACCAGCGACCATAGTTAGATATTGTGGAGCTAAGGCGGTGCCGAGATTTGGCATACCATCGTCTACAACAACGCGCTTATTTTGGTATACAGCAAAGCGAGTATTTGCTTCAGAGTTGACAATAAACTCAATCAGATTTTGTTTTTGCAGGTCAGCATATTTTTTGCTGTGCATGATGATAATGCCGAGCTTGTCCAGGTTGTCACCCATGCTTGCCTCAGCATCAATAATCACATCGGCGTTTAGGCCGTTAGCGGCATCAGTGATAATCATGTCGCTATCACCATTCGCTACGTTTTCACGGTAGACCCCGATCAATGAAGCAATCAGGCGACGCTGTGCTTGCTTGCGCCAGTATGGGTTAATACGGCCACGGACCAGATCGGCAAGTGGATCTTTAGCAGTCAGCTCGCGTACTAATGACGCGCTAGACCATCCTTCATTGACATTGGCAATATAGGCTTTCATTTCGCCAGTGGTCACAGCTAAAGGAACTGCAATATCAGCCGGATTATCAGTTGAGTAGTTCGGTTCGATTGATGCATCCAGATCATTCCAATAAGGAAGCGTAATATCAGGTAGACGAGAATTGAGTAACTGCTGCATCTCTTCGGTGGTGGTCAACACACCAGAGTCAGCGATTGCCGTCTTCTCTAAAGCATCAAGGGTTTTATATGAAGCAGCGACTTCTGGGGTCCAGATAGCTGCAATTTGAGTAGTAGCCATATACTAATTTTCCTATTAATTAAATTCACCGTTTTGCAGAGCGCGGTTGAATCCATCCGGGTCAGTCTTCGCCCATTCGGTACGCTCGGCAGTTGTCATTTCACTTGGTTTCTTGGCAGCACCACCGCCAGAATTAGCACCATTAGCCCCACCACCTGATGCATGAGACGCAGCAATCAACGGCTTAAACGCCGGATTGTCACGAAATTCTTTTTTAAGATCATCAATCGTTGCAGCACTTGGTTTGCCCTGCACATCAAGTACCCGAACTTTGACTTGGCCATCTACAGTTTCAACCTGCAGACGACCTGTGATATGTGGAAGCAGCACACTTGAACAACCTGACACAGCCAGCTCATTTGCAAGTGTTGAAGCAGTCTGACCTACCGTAAGCTGGTAGACCTGAGATTCGAGTGCTTTGCTCTGCTCTAGCAGCTCAGCTTCACGTTTTGTTAGTTTTTCCTGCCAAGACTTTTCCAGAGCATCAATGTCGCCTTTCTTACGGGCACTTTCTTCAGCTTCTTTACGG